CGTCAACTTTCAAAATTCAGGATTTCAAAAAATTCAGATTTTTGAAAATTTAATGGTTAAAAATATTGGTCCTTTTTAGTTTATGGATGAAAATTTACTTTGTGGATAAACTTTTGCCCATAGGGTAAAAGCTAACCGATGCCCGTAGGGCATCGGGTAGACGACTTAAAAATTAGTTTTGTGGCATATTTTTTGGGTGCGTAAAAAATAATTAATAAATGATTAAGATTGACTTTGAATTTGTTTCAACTCATAGAAATAGAAGTTTATGGTCCAACCCATGTCTATTTGAAGTGCCATGGTCTGGTAGCGGACAGTCCAACGGTTTGAATGCAGTTGATCCGATCAGTAATCAGGCACCAATAATTGCCTGGACTGGTCAAAATATTTCTATACCATCGACTGTAGTGAGTCAAACCAACAATAGTGTTATTGTATCAGCGCCAGCCAACTCGTTTTCTCAGATAACCAACTACTATCAGGGTGCCGAATTCAATGTGCCACCATCATACAGGATTAACGGTAGCACTTTCCTATCTCAGAGTGGTGGACTGGACTATATGCAACTTGATGTGACTGGTTCTGGTGTACAAGCTGGAAACGCTGTAACTATTAAGGTGACCCCGGTACCAAATACACTATATGTCCCTGTAGGTGCTGATATGACAAATGCCTACACAAATAAGTATTTGTACAATGAGACTCAATCACAGTTGACACTTATAACCGGTTACGACTCTGAATTGCACAAAGTTATAGCTGTGATCCCTGGAGGATGGCTAGCAACAGACAAGTATAACATCCGAGATCAACCACCATCTGCGGGTCTGAGTCTTGGGGCGGGCAATACAACAACAACGGTTAATTTAACCGGTATTGGTGTCGGTGTTACTCCAGGAGATTTTATAAGGATACTTTCAACCGGAGAGATTGTTAAAGTAACAAACTTTGACTTGACCAGTAGTGTGGCAACTGTGGCACCACCACTGTCTATAGCTTTTCCACCTGGGACCGTGGTAGAACTTCTGATTCAAACATCAGACAACTATCGCACTCTATCATATGCTGGTACAACAGTCGGACAACACGAGCAAGTTGCATATGATATCAACTTGGTATCGGGTATCCTACCCAATATTAAAATTAAAAATGGGTCTGGTGGTAGGCCGCTTGATTACCCTTTTTTGTATGTTGAATTTTATGATACAAATTATCCATCCCAAAACAATCTTTTTTCAAACAATCACTCTTTCAAGAGTTATTTTAAGGTTACAACGCCCACGGGTCAATTGTTTACCCGAACCGAAAAGTTTACCAAATTTACTGGTGATTTGAGTCATAAAACGATAAGATTTAGACCAACTAGCAATTTTAGGATTGTTTGGCGCCTTCCAACGGGTGAAGAAATCCAATTTGAAGATCAAGATACACAGTCGCCACAAACTCCAAACCAATCGCTTCAAACAACCGTTCAATTTAATTTAAGGCGTGATTAACCCTTTCGCAGGCAAATTTGCCCGGAAAAGAGTTAAATCAGTTGGAAAATTTTTTATTATAAAAGTATAATAAAAAATGAATGCATTAATCGACCTCGAACAAAGCAGAGAATATATGACGGTAGAAGTTGGTGGAAAAAATCATCTGGTGAAACTTGCTGGCACTATTGATATCCCCTATTTTTGTGGTAAAAACATATGTGATGTTTTAGGGTATCAGGACTCTAAAACCGCCATAAAAAAATTTGTTGAAGAAGAAGACAGATCAAATCTGGAAAATTTAATGGCTCTTTTTAATCCTACGGTGGGGGGGCAAATTGCCCCCCCCACGATATGGTTGATGGAAACCATTTAGGTCAAAAAAATTATTCGTTTCGAGAAGGTCAAATTGTATACATTAACGAATCTGGATTGTATTCGTTAATTTTATCCTCACATGCTCCTTTTGCTAAAGAATTCAAAAGATTGGTGTGCAAAACCATACTTCCAAGCATTCGAAAATTTGGCTCTTTTCAGGTTGAATCACAGCTTGCGAATGCGGTAGCTCAACTAACCATAAAAGATAAGTATGAAGAAGAATTGAGATTACGTGCAGAAAAATTAGAAAGCCAACTAGAAGAACAACGACTACTCAAAGCAAAAGTCGAAATAGAAGCCAAAGAGAAGCTACAACGGGCTCTCAAGTTCAATCAAGCGACCAAACAAGTCGAACCACAAGAGTACATCTATATCGCAACCACAGACCAATACATGGTCGAAACCAAGTTTAAACCAGGTGGATGTGGCACGTTTGACCTGGTAAAATCTAGGTTGTCTCAGTACAACAGTGGGAAATCGGATTCAAACTCTCATTTTTTCGTCTACCTTAGAAAAGTTGTTAGTTATCGGGCTATAGAACAGGCTCTAGCTGCAACTCTGGGAGGCTTCAGAGAGAACGCAAATAAAGAACTATACATCATCAACTATGACTGGTTGGTAAAGTGTTTGGATGCTATAATCGACCACAATGCAGAATTTCTCTTATTCGTCAACTTGAACCGAAATCAAATGGTTGAAGACACAATGAACAAAGAACCTGTTATTATGGCTCCGTTGCGCCTTGAAAAAATAAGAGTTACCTATCAACGAATAGGAGAAGAAGAGGTTGAACTAACCACTATTTTGGAACAAGATACAATTGATGCAATTAAAGATGCTATGGTTGTGTTTAATCCTGATAATAATGTTGTTAAACGTGTGGCTTTTGAGAACCATTTGAAAGAGAGTCACCCAGAGGTTAAAATTGACCAGAGAAAGAGAATCATTTGGGACATTGTCAAGAAAATTGGGGTCTCGATAAATCCTCGATGGAGATACAAATACTAAGTTTAAGACCACTTTAACCATCAACGCAGCAAAAAGTGGATGCTACCCACTAGACGATTTTATGCTTCCAAGAAGCATAAAATTGAAATATGATAATCTTCCGTGGGTGGTACCCTTGCCTAGAAATGCATTTTCTTCAATTTCAAAAAGCGGATTTTTTATGCTTCAAAAAAGCATAAAAAATTAACGTTTCCTTTTTATTATGATTTGAGATATAGACTCGTGAAGCGAACGGGTTAAGAACCCTCACACCACTTGTGACCGCACTCTTTGTTCGAACATCGAGCAAACACAGTCGTCGGCTCGTCCATGGATCTAGTTTGCTTTGAGAACGAAAAAATTTTTTTACATCCACATTTACCACACTTTAAGACACCTTCTGCAACGTCATATGGACACTCTATAAAGTCGTTTTCTTCATCTATTTTCTTTTTTTCCATATCAAAGGCTGGATGAGACCATAATAAACAATCTTTTTTAAGGTATGTTATAGCCAAAGATAGCTTATCTTCAGATGTGTTATTAGGGTCATTAATCATGCATAAAATTTCATAAATTTTTAATGTTTGATTTGGGCCATTAGTCTTCTTTAGTATGTAATCGATATTTTTTTGCTTGCTAAAATATTTTTTTAAGCTTTGTTCTAACCTTTCTGAATCCATGTTTATTTTATGATTTTTTAACCATTAAAATTCAATTTATTTCATGAAAAATCGAATGGTTTCAATATCCTCAACCTTGGCCAAAAATTTGGTATCAAATACAAGCTTAAAATTGTCCATATAAAAGAGTTTATCGTCATCATTTATTCTGAATGGTCCTCTGTTCCTTATAACATCCAACAAAAGAGCACGGTAGTAAGCATAGTCTGGAAACGTTGCGGGTAAATGTTTCATATCTTCGGTTACTTTAGCCTTAATGTATTTCGACCCTAAAAATAAGCTTCGACTTGGTATTGTATCAAATTTCATGACATTTTTATACTGAAGTTCATCCACTCCAAGATTGAATGGTTCTCGAATTTTTTTATTAATCTGGGTGGTATAAAATTCCATTAAAAATTTTTCCATTTTATTAAATTCCCGAAGGACACTATCAACCTTTTTCTTATTTATCGTGTTTTGTGCGGCAAATTCAATAAATTCCATTTTAGGTATCATCAAACCATCAAACATTTTCTGAGCAATCATAACAGTCGTGAATCTATTGGTTTCTTGGGGCATTGGATTTTTATACATTCTTCTCACAACTTCAAGGTAAGAATTGACCTTATCATCCAATTCCAACCCAAATCCCATATCTGAAATTTGTCGTGAATTTGAAGACCACGTGTTTAAGGTTAAATTATCTTTACCAAAACCAATTTTGTATTTTTTGGTTAGTGGCCCCACATATTTGAAGAATTCTTCAAATAAGGTTTTGCTTGAATGCAAATTAAGTTTCAGGTCGTTTACATCTAGGTTTCCAAATTTTTTTGTTTTATAAAGAAAGGTTTTCAATTCTGGTAAACTTGAAACATTAAATGAACTCAAAAAATTGGATAAAAATATAAGGTCGTTCACGTCATGACCATCAACATTTTCTTTCTGACGAAGAACAAGTTCATTTATGCTCGATAGAAGCATAACAACTAAATCAATATATGTGTTGACTGTAAATGGTTCAATAATACCATAATGAACATTATTATATACGACGTGACTCTTGCCATAATCAATGATGATTGGAATATACTTGGTTTTGACCTTGTAAACGACATCTTGTCCGCCATCTGTTCTCAAAAAGTACTCGATTATGACCGGTTCGGGTAAAATATTTATTATGATGTTCCAAGGTTTCAAATCGTGGTGAACAAAACCATATCGAGTTTGTGCTATGATCAGGGCACAACTTAAGCTCAAAATAACCTCAAGATATGATTTAATGGAGCAATTTTTGAGAAATTCCTGGAATGTTGGGCCTCTTATGTATTCTTGAAGCACTGTATTTTCTTTCACACTTGAAGCTTCCCGTGGTGGACCATAATCTGAATAATTGTAACTAATGTACGGTTCATCTCGGTAACCCAAGGTAAATACAAAATTTGGGCACACTTTAAGGAGATTATTAACCACATATTTCCCAATGAATGCTTCATGGATAAATTCAATCTTTTTCATTGAATCGATTGTTTTTTTACCAACAACATATTCAGCTCCAACTTGGTAGAGTAACACCCTAGTTGTTTTACTTTTAAATATGGTTTGAACCTCCACACCGGTCAGTGTTATTTGATTTTCTGGTTTTATGGCCAGTTTCAAAAACCTTTCAAGACCTTTCAAAGCACCATAATTTCGACCAATGTTTCTTGGAAACAAACCGGTGGGTTTGTATTCTCTGGGTATGGTGTCGTTTATTAAGGTTTCATGCTCCACTTTTGTTTGAAATAATAACGGGTCTAAATTTACATTTGGTCCAGAGTCTCTATACATTTCATTTCTCAGTTTGAATAGGGTGGCTTCAAGGTTATCTAAAACACCCTTTTTTGTCAAATATTTTTTGTAAAAGTTAAGGGCATTTTGACCCATTTTCTTACATTTGTCGTCATTTTTTTGACACCACTTGATCTGATCTATCAAATCAGATAGATCAGATTTTATCGGAACAAAATGAACATATGGTTCCAGCATGTCAGAAAACCACATTTTCCATTTTTCAGCACTTTCAACCATTAAAACACAACACCCCATACTCAATTCAAGTGACATTCTGAATGCTGAAACATGACCGTCAACGTTTATCAAATATTTATAATCAGATTGTTGTTCAGGGCTCAGTTTACCCACTAATTGTAAATTTCCAACATTTGGAATCTGAAGGTAGGGTGAATCTTTATTTTTTCTAATTCGAAGATTCCAATTTGTTATCCCGGCGTCCAAAAATTGTGGATACTTTTGACTTAAAGCAGCCAATTTCAATCTTGTGTTGGTATTAAGGTCATAACCACACCCAGTATTGGAACCTCTGAAAACAGCCATTGGTTTTTTGCTTTCCCATTTGTGGTTGAATTTAAACGTATAATTTCTGCATTTCGCTGGATAAAATATACCTTCATCTGATTTTATTCTTGCCCAATCTTCATGGGTTGGTATAGCCACATCGGCAAACTTATCAGATGAACACATACTTAGGATAGGTATGTACTTGTCAAAATTAAACGATTTTAAAGGTACATCGTCACCATATATATTGTTGTATGGTTCGGTTCTATTTCTGGTCAAAAGTGGGAAATCTCTTCTGTTTACAAAAAATTCCATGTCTGGTACGTGTCGTTCTTCGCACAGTTCTAAAAACATCGACTTTAATTGGGCATAGTTATTTTCCCCTTCATTTATGGGGTTTTCATACCTTAAAATACAATTATTGGCATACCAAAAACTAGGGTCCAAACCAATCTTATGGATATTAAATCTATAACTTGTTCCATTTAATTTGTTAACATAGTCGTGATGAACCTTAAAAAAATTTTCCATTGACCTGTACTTTGGATCAATTTTTATAAGGTCTGACCATTCATTAACATAAAAAGCCTTTGAAAATGGAACAAAGGATACAAGTTGACCATTCTGAATTTTGATAAATATTCCTTTTTTGAATTTGTGAAACATGTAGTTAAAGGTATCTTCTACCTGAGCTTCCGATACATTTTTGTATCCTTCAAAAGGGAGAAATGTCTCCACAGTTCTGAATATATTTTCTTTCGAAAGTTGTGGTTGTTTCTCTTCGGTGCTGGAAATGTTATTATTAATCCTTTCGACCCGAAGGGTCGAAAGGCTAAGCCTTTCAGGGTCGGATGAAACCATACCCGCAAGCGGGTATGTCCCATCAGTACCGAAAGGGTTAAGGTTGTTGGCAACCCAAAATTGTTCAACATCACCAACGGTATAGTACAATTGTGTAAAATTTTTGTATCTTGGGTTAGTTTGAACCTTTGATTTTAAAATTTTACACTCTGGGGTAATAAAGTAGTCTAACTGCATTTTATTTACTGTTTATTTTGACCATTTTATACGCTAAAAAAATCAATTTTAATATTTTGATATTTTTAATGCTTGTATGTAGCATTAAAAATAAAAGGTTAGGTTATCAGCATCTCTGAGTGCATTTTTTGCAAACTTGCATATTATTTTTGGCTTTGAGATCCATAACTTCTCGTTCTGATTTCATTAGACGATATCAAATTATTCTTCATCTTTATTATTTCTCCAATTTAAAAATTTTTAAATTCGAGGGAATTTAAAAATTTAGGTACAAAACGACCCTTGGGTCGGTCTACCCGTCGCAAGCGATGGTGCAAAGCACCATCGTTGAGCAAAGCCTCTCCGAAGCAAACGGGTTAATAGAAAACGCTAGCTGCTGACTTTTTAGCCTTATTCTTGTTCCACCACCACATAAGAACAATGAATACAACAACAATAATTAAGGCATACAAGAACCACATTTTGTATTTTTCAAACCAAGAGGTGACATCAGCAAAACTAAAGTCTTCTCTGGTTAATGGATGATAACCAACCCCACCTGGGTGGATAGCATTTGAATATTGGCCCATACCCTCTGGGGAGTATTCGACTACGTTACCGTACTGGTCTCTGTAATACATATTTATTAACTGGTAAATTTTAAAGCGTTTGCATCCTGGTGACCTATCCTCTTCAAGCTCATGGTCCATTAGTATGGGTTGACAGTTTCGCACATGACTACGAACGAGAATCAGACTATAAATAAAATTTTATGCCTTTGTGATCAAATATAACCGTATGTCCCTTCTAAAATAAAATGAAAAAATTTTAAGGTTGAAATTAATTTAATAAAGAATATGTCTAAAAGTTATGAAAATACCAAGTTATGGTTAAATGATTACGATTTTGAGATGATTTCAAATGTGGAGAGTTATAACTCAAATAAAGCTTTTGATTTTAAATGCAATAAAGGTCATTTATGTACTTTAACTGTTGTTGCTTATTATGTGAGAAAAAGCAAGGCCAAAATCAATAATAAAAAATTATGGTTATGTGATTCATGCAGACCAAGAGTTTCTAAAGTAGATTACGTTAACCTTGGGGAACAAAAATTTAAAAATTACTGTGGCTATCTAGAACATGCGAAATATAAGGTCAAATCGACCTTTGAAGATTTTACTCAAAATAAAATTGCATTTGATTGTTTACAAGGGCATACAACCACCACTACTGTAAAATATTTTGGTGTTAGAAAATTTTCTAGGGTGGTTTTAGATGACCCTAGATTATTATGTGGCCATTGCAATGTTAAAGGTGAAATTTTAGCAGATAAATTAGAAGCTCTTCAAATTTCAGTAAAAAAGAAAACAGGTCATAAAATTTTAACTCTTGAAAGAGGTCGAAAAATAACATATGAATGTGGTACATGCGGTGAGATATCTGAATCATCTAGTCAAAACTTAACCAGCAATACCAAGGAAACAAAATATTGTTCTAACTGTGCTCATAATAACTATAATCAAACATGTTTTCAACGTAAGCCATTCATGTTTCCAAGTGGAAGAATTGATAATGTTTTAGGGCATGAACCTTTATGCCTCAAGGAACTTCTTAACCATTACAAAGAAGAAGATATAATAACCGATACTAAGGTTATTCCTACCTTTTTTTATGATAAAACTTCTAAAACAACCGGAGAAAAATACAAAGGTCGTTATTATCCTGATATTTTGCTTCCAGATAAAATAATAGAAGTTAAGAGTGAATTTACCTTTAATTTGGATAAAGAAAATAATTTGCGAAAAATGGATGCTGTGGTTGAACAAGGCCACAATTTTGAATTTTGGATCTATAACAATAAAAAAGAGTTAAAGGTTATCCGAAAGGACAAATGTTGTTGATTTTTTATACTTTTTGTAAGTATAAAAAATTGTTTTGTAAACCAATTGCATCTCCACTTGAAAAGAAATAAAAAAGGATTGGAAAAAATCCCCCTACAAAACGGGAAAACCGAGAGCTCCACCGCTACACGTTTTTCAGGGTTACCGTTGACCATAAATCTTAGTAACCCCCTTATGCTTCCCAAGTATCAATTTTTAATCCACTTGATCACATAAGCATCACTCGTAAATTATGATTGATAAAACCATTAAATCCTTATGATGGGCTGACTGTACATTGAGCCATCCTACCAAGTCATATGACTTAAAAGTAGGACAACCGGTTGATGACCCAGTCGATAGCGATATCACTTATGCTTACACATAAGCTACACCGACGGTCTTGTCCAAATAGGTCTCTCGAAACTATTTGAATTTTGACCGTTTTCATCAACCTTGCCTGTTTCGATTTAATTTAGATTAAAAGTAACCTTAATCAAACCACTAGGTGTCGACTGTCGTCGACGTACCACTTATAGCCACTTGATGATCAAAAAGACCATTAGCCCGACTATAAGCCGACTAGACGGTACCAAAGTATCATGTTAAGTCATGATTCAAGGTAATGGTTTAACATACCATTACCATCGGTCCCTCGCGAGACCACTTCCGCCTGTTTCGGACTAGCGTATTTTTAATCCGAACAATATTATTATTGACGCATAAAATGATAAATTCATAAACTTGGTTATAATTTGAACCTGGGAATCCACCAGTAGCACCTGCAGCGGCAATAGCGGCTGGGCTTGCTTGTGGGACAACAGACACATTGGTCAATTTGCCGTAGTTGGTAGAACCCATAGGATCAAGGTCATAAAAGTGTAGAGAATAAGAGTACAAATGGTAGCCAATGAAAGATGGTATGGTTGGAGCATGGTAGAATGGATTAATCAACGAGAAATAATCTGATCCCATCGCACCTAAACGATTGGTGTTCTCATAAATCAAAGTTGTATTGGCAATAGGGTCAAATGAACCGGCTGGTTCATAATTGACTGTTGCACCTGTAACAACTGGAGAAGACGTAGCGTAGTTTGACCATTCAGCTGGACCAGTCTTGTTACGAACCGAGAAAAATAGTGCTTTAATGGCATGAGAGAACCTAATGTCAAATGTTGGACTTGAATTGGTCAAAGGCACATAGTTTTGTCGTGGCGCAGTTTGAACCTGTTCAATTAGGATGTCTCGAATGGCACAACCCATCCTACGACGTTCTTCGTTGGAAACAATGGCGTAATTGGCCCATACTTGAACTGGTCCAAGAACTGGGGCAGTTAGAATGTGGGTTCCAACCGTGATTGTTTGGTATGGACTTGCTGGTGGGGCGATAGCAGAATTTGTTAGAATCAACAATTCAGTCCAATCTCTAAAGTTAAAGTTGATTTGCATCTCATTGTAAGGCAAAGCCGCTGTAGGGAGGGCAACACCAGTGTCACGAGAGAAGAAGAATGGCAAAGGCAAGTTAAGGTTGGTTCCACCAACACCACCCAAAACACCACCTGGGGCTACTGGATTGATCAAAGAAGAGATGTTACCGATCATGTTATCATACCCATTACGTTTGCTTGCTGGTACGGTGAAAGCAGACCAGAAATCAAGATGGTAGTTGTCAAAGCGGGCAGCAACCAAGTCGTTGAAAGTAATAGTTGCTTCACGGATCAAATTGTGCATCAAGTTTCTGGTCCATCTTAAGGCAAAAGTCGGAGTCACTTGACTACTGAGTGTAACTTGTGGTATATTGACTCGTAGCCAGGTCTGTAACAAGTAATCTCCAGCACGTGAAATAGACACCGACCATTCTTGTCCAAAAGCGGCATTGCCTGTATTTCTGGAAAGTGGTACCGGCACTTGTGTGAACCAAGTCGACTTTCTGATTTCTCTTACAAAGTATGCTGTCGCAGTTGGGCCACCATACATATATTTTTCGATCTCATCAAAAGTTGCGATATCGATAAACCCTGAGGTTATATTGGATGAGGACATAGACATGTTTAATTTATTAGTAGCAATATTTCGGCTGAAAATTTTTAAACCCATACTGAAAATTTTATCAAATTCGAAGAATTAATAAAGATATAAATAACCCATGATACAACAAGAAGTTAATGGAGCCCAACGCTTTACATTTGTCAAAGCGTTGTAGTTCAAAAGAAGTCACTAACGGTGGTGCTTCGGAGAGGCCATCGCCGACCACGTCCAGAAAGGACGTGGTTATCAAAGTTGAAGAAATTTATTTGGTTAACTCAAGCTTAAAAATTGCAATAAAAAATTTGAAAAAAATGGAAAAAGTGTATGATGATATTAACCTTATTGATCCAAAGAAATTACATGGAATCAATGGAATAATTAAACCATTACTTCATGTAATTTATTTTGAAGTTTGGTTCATGTTTATGGACGAAATTATCCACATTCAAAAAGATTTAATTGAATATTTTGAATTTGCCCAAAAAGGTGAACCTCAACCACGTTTAAAGAAGGAACTAACCGATAAAATTAAGATGTTGACAAAGCCTATTTCAATACCATTTTTTATATCGCCAAAATTAACCTTTAAACCACCACAAATAAAATTAGTCGTTCCACCTTCAATTTATTGTGGATTTTGAATTTTTAATGGTTTTTTTAAACCATTAAAAAATAAATACAACCACGAATTAATGGATAGAAAGTCCTTTTAATTTTAAATTTAAAATTTCAATCTCCTTTTCAAGTAAAGCTGATTTAGACCTTTCTTTTTCAACTTCCAAATCTTTATCTTTAATGGTTACTTGGTGTTTAGATTCATTTAACTCTAGTTTGTGGTTCAACTTCTCCATCTCCGATGAATGCGTCAAATTTAAGGTCTCCAACTTCCTCTCTAATTCTATATTAGTTTTTGTGATGTCAGTCAAGCATCCTCCAAACTCTTTTGAAAAATCAACGTACTTATCACTTAAAAGTTTTAATTGTTGGTTCGAAAGAACCACAATTTCGTTTGTAATCTCGTTATTGTGTTGAACCTTTAAAAATTGACATTCTAAATCATCAGATAGATAGTTTTTAAGCTCGAGTTCAACCTTGGAAATATATTGTGGATCAATGTAAGCATACTTAGACAACTTAATTTCTAATGGCGACCAACTACGTCTGTGTTCTCCGGTTCTTCTACACAAATCTATGCTTTTGCCGTACTTGTAAACCTTATCTGAATTTTTGTGGCTTAAGAGAGCCTCTTTAAATTCTTCATTTTCTTTAAGCTCTTTTACACCACCTAAACAAAACAAGTAGATACATGGAGTTGAGGTCACCGAGCACTTTAAAACATTCTTCACCGACTCAGGGTCTGCTCCACCTTTAATCTGTTTTGATAATTGCTCTCGTTGTTCTTGGGTGCCTAAATGGGCTGTGTACACCACTTTGGTTGCCCATTTCCTAAATCGTTCAACTATTGGATTAGCTCTAGAGGTATAAATTACTTTGAGCAATCCTTCATAGGTTAAGAAGGTGGATCTACCACTATTACTGTTGTTCGAGGCATTCTCATGATTCATGAGAATTGGTGGAACAGAAAAAACTTTGTAATGTAATGGAGTAGAATAACCATAATCTTTATTAAATAAAGTGGTTGTAGTTAACTTCTTCATATCAAATACTCTTGCGATATCTTTAGCTTTTAAAAACACCTTATCTTCACTTCTTTCTCCTCTTGTTTCAACATTGTATAGATTGCCTTTGTCGTCCATAAATTTTTCTGAATCTTCAAGTTCTATTAAAGGTGGTAGAGGATCATACTTGTACACACAATTTGAATTGAGCGAAGGTAGACTCTTTTTAGCCCATTCTTCAGAAAGAAATAATTTAGATTTCAAAACCTTAGAAGTCACCACAAACGGATTATCTTCTAGCTTCATAGCATACAAATGGTCTGCGTTGGGTATATCATGTTTTTTAACTACTCCTCTAATGCTGGTTCCACAACCTTTGAAGAAGAGCGAATCAAACGTTTTTAGCTCGTTTGCAGAGTAGTATAGTTTGTTATTGATAGTATATGTATTTGGAGGTACAGTCATATTTATTAACTAAAAAAAAATTATTTAAAAAACAGATAATAAAATGGAACAAACAAAAAATCTTAGAAAGCTTGAATAAAAGTTAGACCCTCATCATGAAGTTTGATGAAGTGAATCCTGTCCTCGACGGTTTTTGTAATTTTTAATGGTTTTTTAAACCATTAAAAATAAATATTTTCATCATTCTTCATCACCCCAATCTTCGTAGTCTGTGTCATCTTCAGACCAATGGCGATCCGAAGGTAAATAATCCGAGTCATCATACTCAAACGACGATTCATTGTTGTAACAATCTTCGCACATCCATTCAGAATCGAAAAAAATTGGACGAAAAAGGTTGGCTGTATCCTCAAAACATCTAAAACACGGTTTACACATTTCAATACCTGGAAAACGAGCTTTAAATTTGTTTGAAAATGGTCTAGGAAACATTACTCCATTATCAGCTCCAAATCCTCTACAATTTTTATTAAGCTTGAATCTCATCATATTAATTTTATGACTCCACTTGTAGACAAATTTCTCCTTCAATTTACAATTTAAAGAAATGTGGTTCCAAAAACCACGATGAAGAAGATTTAAAGTTTTTGATTTCAGACGGTTGATATTAATGCTTTCAAGAACCATTTTGACAATAAAGTCGTAATCAACGACTTTTTTAACCCTTTTCTTTAAATTAAAATCATATTCAAAATAATGGTCTCTTCCAGCATTTTTTCTGTAGTTAATTCGATCAAGCAAGAAAATGATGTAGTTGTCCATAAATGCCAAAGATAGATTTTTATGGTCATCGTAGTCAAGATATTTAAATATTTCCCGATTATTGATAAAAAGAACCCTAAGTAATAAGTTCATTTTTACAATCATTTGATTGATTTTTTTTAGAGACAACTTCAATTTTCTGCAAACGCCATTTGTTCTACAAAAAATCAAACTTATCATTTAGTAGTTTACTTACCTTTGTTTCAACACAAAATATTTTATGGAAGACCAAACCTAACAAAAAGGATAATAAAATTCCATTAAATTTTGTAATTGCAAAAATTCTGGCTAAAAGCAGCCCTAAAACAATAGTTAAAAGTACATCAATTATTGAGATGTCAAACAACCTTAATTTTTGTCGTATACCTTCGTTGGGTTTACCAAGCACGTCTCTGTATTGGCATAGATTTGGAAATTTAAACGTTGATTCCTCCATTTATTTTATATAAAAAAATTGAAATAATTTTTTATAATTGAGGTCAAAATAAAGAAAGATGAATACTAAAAAACAAGATAGTTTATTAATTTTTTAAAGTTCCAAAGAACTTTAAAAAATAAAAATTTAGTCGTCCTCATCGAATGGATTGGTGGACCTTCTAACCGGTGATGGTGCCACTCTAGCAGAAATATTGGAACTTGGTTTTTTTGATGTAAAGGCAACAACAGACCCTAAAACTCCAACAACAAGTAATGCTGCGCCCAAGTATAACAACCAATTTCGATGTTTTATGGTTGTAAAACCTGTGACATTTATATTGGCTGGAGCATCTGCGATGAGACCAGGACCCTTCAATGGAGGAGTGTAAAGCTTCCACGCGTCTGGGTTCTTGACGTAAACATGAAAATATATAGGGTTGCTTGCGGCATAATAAACATATATACTTCCAGCTACACCTTGAGTCGAAGGTACAGGTGGGATGGTACCCCAATTGATTGAGTTCCGACTGGTAAAGTCAGAGTGTGCAAATGATCCTTGTTTCAACCAACCACGTGTATTTTGGTCAAAAAAGTAGTAGTCGGCAGTTGATGCATCCAAGTACACGTCACCTTCAGCCTTAGTTGGAGGACCATTACCTTTGATAAAAATAGGGTTGCGGAAAACCTTTGAATGATCAGGAGAACTTGTTATTGCTTGTTCACAACCTGGTCCAACACTACCATAAAATGTTGTTTGTGGTGGATTAAATGAAATATGGTTGCCGCCCTGGTCAATAACAACCCCCTGCCAATCAAATGCAACACAACTTTTGTTATTGGCGCATGCTTGTGCAGCGGCACTCGAGTTTAAAAAAGCGTTGGATGTCGAGGTAAGTGGTTGCGCATTGCAGTTTGGAAGATTTCTTATTAGGGTTGAAAAGGCATGAGAGTAGACACTCTCATCGACCCAAGTATAATATGCTGCCAAACAACCAGCCCCAGCAACGATACTCAAAGGAAATAAATACCGTCCCACGACTGCAACGCCTCCAATCACAGAAATAAACGGTATACCCAGAACTAGGGCAATCAAGATGATAATTTGCCACAAATCCAATCCTTCGGCTTTAGCAGTCGCACTTTGATCGATTTTTTCCTGAAGTTGTTGGAAAATGGTATTTTTTGATACGGCATCTTGTATGCAAGACTGAAAGATGTCAGCCATTTGTGACATGACATTGTTCTCGATATAAACATTACCTTTGACTCGCGATACAGTAATCACTTGATTTTCTGACAAACTTGCAGCGCAACTCAAAGATATGGTGTTCATAAGTTCGGCACTGGCCTTTAAAAATATATTGATCTCATTTTGAGCGTTTGGAAATTGAAAAATATTAAGACCGCTTACAATGCTTTTGCACGCTTGAGCAATTTGCATAGTTAAAGCTTGTTGTATATCCTCTTGTACGAGTGTGTTCATTAAAGATTTGATATTTAAGTTGGCTTTTTGAGTGAAAGTATTGCCAGAAATGTGCACATCCCCGTCTACATCAGTCACACTTATGACTTGTGTTTGGTCTGTAGATAATTTGGTTGACATAATGATGTCATTGGAAACCTTGGCCACGGCTTCAGTGGTCGCTTTGGTTATATTTTTAGAAACAGCTGATCCCATGTTTATTCTATGAGTAATAATGCCGTTATTTGTGTTGTGGTTTAGTTTAGCTTTGAATTGACCCTTTTTTGATTCAGTAACAACAACAGGAAAAATTGTTCATGGTTACTCTTAAATTTTTTCTAGTATTACTCATATAATAAATGCGACCTGAAGTGTTACTTGTCTTACAGACTATATTATTATATAATTTAGGTAGTTGCCAGCACGCTGGTGAAACATGCCAAATTGATGAAGATTGCGACTCGTGGCTGGCGTGCGTAAACAACGTGTGTACTGCGTGCCGTAAAGTCGATACAACGTGTGAACCTACGGGTTCTGGTTTTTTGTCAGAGTGTTGCCCGGGTACAACATGTGAGATCATTCCCGGTCTCAACGGTACAAGTCGATGCGAGCCCAACAAGAACAAATGTCTGACTGACATCGACTGTTCGGGGGGATTAAAGTGTTTGTTCCGACTTGGTAAGTGTGGTATGTGTCATCCAAATGGGGAAACATGCACTTTACCATATGACAGCTTAGAATGCTGTAGTAGCTATTGTAGAATTGGTTCCCAAGGACGTGGTAAATGCGCCGATCCACGTATGTGGCCACCACCACTCCCGATAACTCAAGCTCCCGTCGAACTTGATACGCGATTGAGACCATTAATATTTTGCGCTGGTAACGACAACGTTGTTTGTGGTTCTCATGAATGTAAAGATGGTTTTTGCCAAAAGTGTAAAAAATACCACGCGTTTTGTGATACAGCTGAAGATTGTTGTAAAGTGGGAACAAATAAAATAGTATGCAAGTATATCCCATACAGAACCATAAACAATGTTGCATACGCAAATACAAGGAAAATATGCTCTATAGATCTTGGAATCGACTATGACTAAAATTTATGACTTGCCGCGCCAAATCACAATAAAAAAGAAACTTTAATTTTTTATGCTTGAAAAAACCATAAAAAATCCACTTTTTCAATTGTTCTCAATATTCATTAAAAAGCAAAGGGGGTAACCTAGGAAAAATTTCAAGTTTTCAGTTTAATGGTTATCTCAATCATAAAATTTGCTAGTGCCTAGTAACCACTTTTTAAGTTGATAATGGTCAAACAAACCATAAAAACAAAAATGTTTGAAAAATTTATTTTATTTTCATTCCAATCAAGTCAGTTTTCCCAAACCTGAAATGAACTCTCATAAGGCTCAAATCTACCATGGAAAATTTGCATACTTTTAAAAGGTCGAAAAGAATCGTATCTTTCAAACGAGGACAATTTGGGTACACATTAGCCATAAAACATATTAAATCTTCGACTTCAATTTCGTGGATAAAGAACTCCAATAGTTCTTTCAATTCTTCAAATGAATGGTTTGTTGAACCTTTTTGTTCAAAATAAGAATTGTACACGTTCTCAATGACCACGAGTTTTTTATTTTTTACCAACATTGATTTTTCTTCAGTGTTGGTGAAGACATAGTTTAAACTCTTGATAAAATTAAAGGTATTTTTCAAGCTTAGAAATCGCGTGATATAAATTATTTCATCTAAGGATAAGAAGTCCATACTTTTCTTTGAAAAATATTTTTTAGAGAAAAATTCAATTTTAGGCTTAACACAAGCCTAAAATTGAACAAATAAAAAATTAATCTCTGGTTGCGGATGGACCTTTCATTCGCCCTTCAGATGTGGTTGATGTTGTCCTTTTTGTTTTTGGGATAAAAGTTAATGGAGAACTCCCACCACTTGCAAACCCACTACTTGTACCTCTAGTTGCACTATCGTTTGGAATCTTTGAATTTCTCGTTTGTTGTGTTTCATAAGCACCATTAACACTGTTGTACATTTGTAAAAGGTTAACATTAGTCTTTTTGGCGATAATTTTCGACACAATGAAGATGGTTGTTTGAAAGAGGACAAGGGCCATTAATCGAATTTCAACAGGCCACTTATTTATGGATGAAGGAACGTAAGATTTTTCACCCAATTCTATAAGAAGTTTTTCATACTTGTTCATATACAATGTTTGTTGTTGGGTGTATCCCTCCATATCAAATCCAACTTTACCCAACACAATTTCACAGCCCATAAAGCCCATCATCAAATATGACTTGTACGTTTCAACAGTCGAATCTATAGCCAAATTTTTCATGGTTGAATCGTAGGTTCTTTTCATACTGTCGTGGTTTGACATCATATCAAAATTTGGTAAATCGACTTTAGGGTAGGTTTTCCTCAAACGTTTAAATTTAAACAACAACTCGCGTTTTTTATCGTCTTCGTCCTTTGCATCTTCATAGCCTTCAAAAGTGTTTATGTTAGGCTTATTTTCACCAAAAGTTTTTTTTATTTCTTTTAAAGGTGGTGGTTGAGCATCGTTTTCTTCCCTTTCTGTTTTATTGTTATTCAAGTCGTTTCCGCCACCACCCTTTGATGTTTTGTAATATGAAGAAATTATGGACTTTTTAACCTTTCGATATCGATTTGAAGATATGGTTTCAATTTGTGGTGAACTACTTACCAATCGAGTAATTTTTTTTTTAATTATGGGCGATGTGTCCATAGATTCAGACGATTCCCAATTAAATGTCCCCTTTCGCGGTAAATCAACTGGTTTATCAAATGATCGATCATCGCCATTTTCTCTTTGAACAGATGTTATCCTTGGAATAGGCTTAAAACCAACGTTTGATTCTTCTTCACTTGAAACAAGGGGTTCGTAATGATGTGTGTATTTTTCCGATGCTAGGGTCGGATTAACTTTTTTTTTATTTATTAAAAGTTCAAGGTACAATTCAGGCATCTTGGTAAATTTTGGTCTCACTTTGGTGAGACCAAACTCATGTTCGACTTTTGTCACTGTATATATATTATTCTTCGGAGGCATCTTTATTATAAGTCTTTTCAGCCTTTTGACACGGTCGGAACCATATCTTTTCATGGTTGACTTGCTTCATGGGAAAAAAGAGTTAATAAAAATGTCTCAAACAAACGGAAATGGACAGATGGCAGTGGCTTCAATTCCTCCATGGATGTGGAATATTGTTCACCCATCCAACTCTTTCGAGTCAGAAATTGGAAATAAAATTGGCCCACACCCTCATTATCCCGGCCCTATTCACAATCTTGGAGGGTTACATATGGGATCACATTGTAGAATTCCTGGTGTACAACCATTTGTGCAGTCTATACTTCGACCAACTCAAAGTACATCACATTGTCTGACAAAACACTGTTACGAGTATGGAAACACTAGATTTCCTCCAACATGTGAGTGCAATGAAAAATATGACTGTAAAAGTTATAACAAATGTGGTTGCAATTCAACACAAAAATCGTGCAATATGGCAGGATGGTCGGCATCAAGCTGTGGAGGAAATTGTTCTACAACATGTGGTTCTTGTAACCACAACTCCAATGTGGTTAATTATTGATCATAAATTATTAAACTTTAAAGGTGCACGCACCTTTAAAGTTAGTAGAATTAGTAGAATTAGTAGAATAGAATATTAGGGTTAATTTAATACATGTCTGCATAGTGGACATGTTTTTATGCTTCTTATAACCAATAGATTAAAACATTTTTGACAAACAAGTGTATGCCCACATTTAAACTCAATCTTAGCCTTGTTGAACAAACATATAACACATCTTGTATCTATGCTTGCTTCAATCTTATCATCTGGCACGTATTTTACTAACATGTTCATGATCTCATCGACAACAAATCGAGTCTGACAAGTCTTACTTCGAGTCATTTTTTGACTCATAAACACGTCATATTCGTTTTCTAACACGGATAGGAAACATTCATATGATGTTTCGTCTGATGGCCAAAATGGTGAAGATTGTTTAAAGTCGTTTAGATCATAATTTAATTCCAACAATTCGCATATTTCTTTAAGGATGGAATACATCCTAGTAGTTTCAAAAAATTTCAAGGTTTCTTCCATCATATATATTTATTATTTTTATTATTTTTTTAGGTATTTTTTTTCAATTTGCTGCTTATTTTTAACCTTAACTCTTTTCCGGGCAAATTTGCCCGGAAAGGTAAGCCTTTGTGGTCAGAGGAACCATACCCCTTCGGGGTATGGTTTCCCACTGCCTGCGAAAGGGTTAAAATCTTTCAAGCCCAAAGGGCTTGAAAGGGTTATAAAGAAAGGGTTAATCTGTGGACAAGTTGATCTTCTTTTCAAACAAGTGGGAAATAAGGACGGTTGTACCACAATATTCATACTTTATGATTTTGTTGTTGTTGCGGAATTGTTCTATGGTCAAATTGCCCCCATATGGTAACAACAATCTAAAATGATTTGCTGGTGAAATCCGAGAAGTCAATCCAAGCATAAAATGCAACAATCTTTCAGAGTCGGTATATTTGGATCCTCCAACCTTTGATTTTTCTTCGTTGATAAAGGCCAAACAGCACTCTGGAGAACAAAACACTCCATCAACTTCGTAATAGGCATCTGTTATTTTGATTAAATTTTTTCCAAGGTTTGAAACATCCTTACATGTGGGAACATTTTCTTTAATCATATAACTGGTATTTGGATCAGATGCTCCATTATTGGCTCGTACTTTGACATCATTTTGTCCAATTTTGGCTACTTGTTTGGGTCTATATGTCAAAGGACAGAATATTCCAATACCATCAAAAACGTGATGATCCCAATGACAACGAATATTCTTCATTTTGTTGGTTGGAAAGGTCCACAATTCTTTGACGTGCTTGATTTCATCATAAATTTTAATTTTTTCATTCGTCTCAATCCCATGGTTGTGTTTGATCTTTTTTCTATCAACACTTGATAGATCAATCTTTTGATACTTTTCTTGGCTCTTTGTAGTCATGTTTTATTTTATATTTTTTTGGTCTAAAAAATTCAATTTTAAACTACAGTTGAAAATGGTTGACGTTTATGATTTTAATGGTTTAAAGAACCATTAAAAATTTAATCAGCAAGTGTCAATTCGAAGGTATCAATTAACTTTAATAATTCTTCTTTAGAATCGGTGGTGATAACTTTTGTGTCGTCTTCTTCATCTTCTATCTCTATCGTCCACTTTTCTTTTTCTAAGATTAGACCAATAGTTACATTATCTGTTATTGTATTTGTAGATTTGCATAGAAAAATAACTAAATCTTTTATTTTTGGAAGGTTCAACACCTCTTTTAAAGAATCAATGTCTTTTTTACATTCATAATAACCACGAAAAACAAGCTCTTCCAGATTAATAAGTTTTTCGATTTGTAATGGATAAAATGATAAAGGCGCACCTCTACCCTGAGAAATATCCAAAGTTTTAAGGTTGGTGTGACTTGAAAAGTTGGTGTAATCGTACTTTTCATCACCAACATAAGAGTAAGGTTCAACGTACAACTCAAGATGATCAATAGCCGATGGTCCTTTTGGAAAAAAAGGTAACTCTAACCTTAAAAACGACGCCTTCTTGAGAGTGGGTATTTTAAGCACCGCTTCTAATCCTTTTTCTTTATGGTCATCTGAGTCATCAAAGTCTCCATCAAAACAAAAACAATCATGAGATAAACTTGCAGAATTTGCAGATGTAAATACGATCTCTCTGAGACATTTGGAATTTTGAGCAAACTGAGTCCACAAGTCGGAACTCAGATTGAGATCAGTCACAGTAAGCGTTTCAAGGTGGTTAAAGTTAACCAAATCTTTACACAACATATTAGTATACTTTTTCTCCCAACTACAAAAGTTACAACTCATATAAGGACATTCACAGTCCTTTTGATAAAGATGTTTTTCCATTGCATTATAATCACAATTGTCAAACCTCATATTCAACCATAAATGTTTAACTTGGTCAGGAAAGGCTACATCAGCCACTAACAATTTTTCTGGGCACATAGTTCGTATAGCTAGTACCGACTTGTCTGGTCGATTTCTAGACTCTTCTACATCATCTAAATAAGTAGGTTCTTCCATTATCTTTATTTTAAGGTATATTCTTATATAGTTGAAATTTATGATTTTAATGGTTTCGAATAACCCTAATAAGATATTATATATTATTTATTCAGCTCCGCTGACTTCGAACCAAGAAGTACAAATTAATAATGTTGCTTGGTTACATGCTCAATTTTCTCTAACATTTGATGGAGAAGAGCTACCATTAGATTCTTACTATAAAGATGGTGAAGAATTAAGGTTGTATGAAACTGTTGATAATTTTTTTTCGGATAACCACTTGAGAGAAAATGTATTTAAAAGTGTTGATTGGAATGATCTCACTATTCAACTCGGACAACGGATATTATTTTACCAAAATGAAATTATAGAGAAAAACGATATACCCATGACTTTTAAGGAGTTTCATACCATATTTAAATTAATGTTGGATCAACAGGTTCTTAAACAGAATTACGATACTATGAATTTAAATGGGTAAACAAACCATTGCCAGATATTTTGAGTAGTAAATGTCTGTCCGTTGACTTCTGTAGTAGGAGATCTCATCCGAATCCAAGTAAAATTATACTCGGTGCAACTCGAAAATCTGATAAATTTGGAAAAATTACTTTTTCGTGGATATTTTGAAGGTAAAAAAGACATTGATTCTTTAAAGAAGATATTAAACCTTCCAAAAATAACAAATTTGAGTATTTTTTTAGGAGAGGTAGACGTAACCTTCCAAAAAGAAAAGTGGTCAATAGAGGTAGAAGGAAAAGAGAAAGTTACCGTTAACTCTAAAGAGGAATTATTAAAGTTAATTGAAACCTTTGAATTAACACTTGTTGATTAAACTTTTAATGGTTCTTTAAAACCATTAAAAGTGTTCATTATTACGTATACACCCTATCTATGTCAACATTGATAGAGTCAGTATCGACCTTAACAAGACCCGTTGTTGAAAAATTGGAGTTTAAAAACTGTGTCAAAAATTGTGGATCAGAGAAAGCATCAAATCCATCCGAATGAATAAACAAAAGTATGGCGTTGTTGCTGCTTTCTTTTAATAAAAACGACAATCCACCCACTTTATTTAGTATACAGGTATTTTGAATCAGTTGAACCTTATTTAAAGTTTCATTTTTCGATACTAATATGATTGAATCAACCTTAATTTCTTGTTTTAAAATATTTCTGATTAAGGTTAAAAGGTTTTCAATATTTGAGAAAGATTCAATGATTAAAACCAACCTTTTATGGTAGGTTGGTTTATATTGATAGTTTTTGATCAAACTGTGGTCACTCATTCCATACGTTGTATTTTTTTTCTTTGGCAACTTTTTTATGGATAAAATTGTCCACGTTACAAAAAATCCAATTAAGAATGCGACTATGGTTAAATTTTCCATGTTACTTTATTATTTGTATTATTTGATCTTTCATGTTCTTGGGACATGAAAGATTTATGGTTTGAGTTAACTTTTACCTGGAGGAACTTAAATTTGAGAGTTATTTTGAAAGTATTTTATATTTTTGATCGTTGATGACCTTCATTTCATCTATTAATTCTTGTTGGGTTACTTCGGACTCTTCAAGATCTAAATTATTTCCACTGAATTGAACATTTTTAGCCCTCAATTCATCCTTAATTCGGTTGTACAAAGTTTTAGAGTTTGGATTGGCCTTAAAGTCAAGAAGAATAGTCATATTGGGAAATAACAAAGTTTGAGTCTTAATTCTACGTTCAGTATAACCATGTTGGGCTCGAATGGTGTAGTATTGAAAAGTTTGATCATCGTTACGTTTAATAAGAACAAATCTCTCTTGTTTGTCTTCGTCTACTGGAAGAGATGCTCTATCTTCGACTGCTATACCTAACTTACGCTGGACTTTCTTTACTTCTTTCTTGAGACCTTTGTTATTATCGAGTAGCTCTTCGTTCTGATCTTTGACTTCTTCGAGACTGATACCGAGAGAGCGCATATACTGTTCTTGTCTTGCCATGATTTGTTTTTGTTCTTTAAGGACCTCTCTATCATGTGTTCTATCTTCTTCTTGTTTGGCAATTGTTAGATTTAATTTAGCCATAGATTCTTCTAAAGTTGTTATCTTTCTTTGTGCTTCGCGATGGTTAAAATAGAGTGTATATTCAACATATAGTTTAAGAAGTTCTTCAAGATCAATATAATACTGTCTTATGATGTGACCATTCTTAGTTTTAAGCTGCATAATAGCCATTTTTATATCATTAGGTTCCATGATAAGAAATTTAGATTTAGCTACATCGCAATGAGCCATTGTATTAATTTCGCTTGTGATAGAAGGATATAACTCAACTTCTTTATCATTTCCAGTCAATTGATTATAGCATATATCGTTACGTTGAAGCATTTTTATAAAATTTTTACGTTGTTCTTTGATTTCACCTTCATATCCAAACCACTTTAAAACCATAGGGGTCAGATACACCCTATGGTTTCCAACCACAACTTGCCAAAAGTAATCAAACATGGTCATATTAAGCTTAAATTTGGTTACTTCAATAAACTTCATGATATCAAGAAGTTGGAAGCTTTTATCTAAAGCTTTACGTATTTTAGGGTTACTTGATCCATTTTCAGTATCAATCTTGATACCTAAAAAATTAATATTTTCTTTGATAGTAAGGTTAGACATATCTTTATTTTCATCTTCATTTTCAATAAAAAATTCATTTTTTGTTTGGTCTTTACGAACCTTTTCCAGAATAGTATAAATAGTGGGTTTAGAAACCTTAAATTGTTGAGATATTTTAGATACTGAAACCCCCTTTTCATACAAAGAAAGTATTTTTTCATGATTCTCTTTTGATAATCTTGTTTTAACAATTTTAGTTTCCATTTATTACTTGGAAAAAAATAATTAAAAATAAAGCAACTATCTTTATTTTGTTGTTCCTCAGATTGTTTAGGGTCTTTCCACTTGAAGTCGGCTAAGAGTTTCTGAATATGGTTATCAACATCCTTTGAGTTGTAACACTTTATGGCAAACACATAGTAGTACTTCGTCCGGCGAAAGCCGGACTACGTAATCTTTTTTGACCGAAGGTCAAAAAAGATGAGTACCCATCTCCAACCCCTTTAGCTCGACCGGTATGGTACCCACCAATACGACTACTTAAACGTATGGTAGAACCAACCTTCCACAGCCTCTCGAGCGCATAAAAATCGTTTGTGGCTATGTAGATCCATTCCATCTTTCTTTAATGGTTATTCTCTTCATAAACTTGTTGACTCTGATAGCCTTACGTTCAGCCGTTACAAGTTTGTTTCTTAGTTCTTCCCCTTCTCTTTTCAAATCTTCTTCTGATTTTTCTTTTATGGCTAGTTGTTCCATAGCTTGAGTTAATTGAGATTCAACTTGATATGAACCATACTTTCGGATGGATGGAAGTATGGTTTCGTATACCATATCTTGAAAAGCTTCTGCAAAAGGCACGTTACTATTCATTATAAGGCTATACAATCGTTTATATACACTGCCTTTCCATCGTGATAATTTAATGGTTGATTTGAACCTAATAGTTGGGACCCATTTTGGGTCCCAACTAGTTGTGATAACTCTTTTTTATGTTTAGGTTTAACATGAGTTAACAACGCCTTTTTGGGATTTTTGTGGCCTAAAGATCCACACATATCAATACGGATCGTCTATGGTTCCGTTTAATTTTACTTGGTGGAAAGAACCACCAATAGTTATAGTCAAATATTCACGACACTTTGTCAAGAATCGACATTCATCTTTATTTTGACTTCAATTTTAAAAAATATTTCAATTTTATTTTTTTATGCCAATAAATAGAATTTAACCCATCCATTCTAACAACAATACGCGCACGTGCGCGTATTGTTTACCAGTCATACTAGCCCACCATAAATCCAAGGTTATCTTTGATCTCAAACTCAGCTTCTTTTACAAAGGTTAATATATCTTAATAACCCTTTCATCCTAATTTTTTAATTTTAATGGTTATTCAAACCATTAAAATATTTATTTCTTGGATTTTGTCTCAATACAATTGGACTCTATCTCATTTAATTGGATACCAAATCTAAGATCAATTCGTACCCTTCTTTTTTCGAATTTTTCCAATTGAAGAACAATGAACCTTCATTTAAAACTTTTACGGCGCCATTGTCTGCTCGTCCACAAGTGAGGTCCCATCCATCATACTGTGAATGATTGCGTAATTTTTCTTTTATATGCTGATAACTATCCATAAAACGACTTTCATCCAAAATTTCACCGTTGTATCTCCAATTAACTTGTTTTCGACCCTTTTTAACTTCTGTAATATTAAAGGTCAAATATAAGGTCTCCGACTCCTTTTCAACTATGCGTGCGACTAAAGCCTCCATCTTTATTTATTTATCTCAGAAAAATTGTAGAATGTTCAAATAAATATTGTTCCGATATTCAACCAGAACAACGAGAACAATGTACTTTTATGCCGTGTGTAAATGTTTGTTATGAAATAAATTTTTAATGGCTATCAAAGCCATTAAAAACTGTTTACTGTGTGTGATAGGTCGACCCGTCAAGCAAATGGGTTATTCTACGGGATCTCTCCATTGCCAAACACCAGGTTCAATTTCAACCACGTTTTCTTGTTTTAAACAATCTTTGCACATTTTATGCTGAAAGGCCATCTTATCAAAGCATATTGAACAACCATTCAATGTTTTGAACCATGGAAGTTTTTCGTGGAATCTATGGCTAAAATCACCTTTTCTGTATTGTTTCAAAATATTCAAGTTAAAATTGTGAACATTTTTAACAATGAACGACTCTTTCAAAGACGAATGATAGCTTAATTTCCTCCAAACTTCAACTGGAAGGTTATCCAGAACCTCTTGGGGAAGTAAATGCAATTGAGAAGGCGTTAGTAACCTCATAAGTCTTGTTAAAGCTAAAAAGTTTTTTATGGTTGTTGATGGCGTATGTAGGTCAATTCTAGCTTAAAAGCTTTGATGATGTCAATTTCACCATATTCATCATTGTCAAGTATTTTATCAATGACATGCAGCATTCTATCCAATTTGTTCATTTTTTATTTTATGGTTATTTTTAGCTGAAAGAATTCAATTTTCGAGAGTTAATAAATATGGCTAAACATCCCCAACAAATGTTGAAAAAAAATATTCAAACTATAGAAGATCTTAAACAGTTCTATATTCAAAACCCAGAGAATCATCCATTTTATGAGTCAAATTGGAAAATTTTCTGGAATAATGAAGAAGATTGACCCTAACACTTATGATTTTATTCCAGAGTGGAAAATTTACTGGTGGGATCGTATGACAAATTATTATTTGAAACAATTGGATGACTAATTACTTTTATGATCAAAATAGCCATTAAATTTGAAAAAGGGGTTACTACCCACTAGCTAACTTTATGCTTCTTTTAACCATAAAAATGAAAACTTGAAATTTTTCCTAGGTTTGACCCTTGCTCTCAAAAAAATATTTGGTCGTTTTCAAAAAGTGGATTTTTAATGGTCTAAATGACTATTAAAAATTAAAAAATATTTTTTATCATGATTTGAGTTGTCTTCAGAAAATTACCAAGGCCAATCACCAGTTAGACTAGCTTTAGCATACTCGGTTGGCTTGTTTTCGAAAAAGTTTGTATGAGTGGGGGCATTAAGGATGTCTTCGACCCAATCCAAAGGATTTTCTTTAACCTTGTAAATTCCCTGATATCCCATGGTAGTTAGTCGTCTATCTGTGATATATCTTATGTAGTTCTTGACATCTTCTTTTGTAAGGTCACGCATGTCCCCAAACTTAAATGCCAAATCGATAAAACTGTCTTCTAACTCAACTATTCGGTTGGCAGTCCAGTAAACCCTGTCTTTGAGCACGTCTAACCGAATATAATCTTTGTTCTCATCAACAAGTGTGCAATACAATTGCATCATTGAGTTTGTATGGTGGGTTTCATCCGCTATTGACCATTGAATTATTTGGCCCATTTTCTTCATAAGACCGTGCCTAGTAAAATTTAATAACATGATGAACGAAGAAAATAGCTGTACTCCCTCTATAAAAGCCGAAAATAAAGCGACTTTTGTTGCAATTTCTTCAAGTTTCTCGTCGTATCCAAATAATAAAAATTTGAAAAATCTTGTGATTGGATTTGACCTAAATCTCTTATTGAAAACAAACTCGTGTTTGTCCTTCATGGCCTTGAACTGCATAAACTCTTGATAGGTGACATCGGGTAAATTCAGAGTTGTAATCAGATGGGAGTAACTGGCAATATGCATGGCTTCTCGAGCCCCAAAGCCAAACAACATCATTCTAACTTCTGGTTGTTTGAAAATTTGGAGATAGTCCACATAACCGGCGGCAACATCAACGTCTCCTTGAGTGAAATATCTCAATATCTGAATTAAAAATGTCTTCTCCGACTCGTTGAGTTTGTTTATCCAATCATTTACGTCATCTTGCATATTGAGCTCTTTGAACGACCAATGTGCGTGTTCATGAACATCCCATTTTTCATAGCACTGTGGGTACTCGAACGGTTTAAAATTGGTTCTTTCAGAAGCCAATTTTATTTGTGGATAAAAAGATCCACTCATCCAAAGATTTTTTATCATGGATCTTTTGACCATTAATAATAGTATAATTAATAAAATTCCGACAAGAATTAACAACATGGTATTTATTTATTTAAGGAATTTTTTTCAGAAATTTCATTTTTTTGGAATTGAAAAATGGTTAAAAGAATCCACAATCGATCAGATATATTTTTCAAAACCCCAGGTAATAAATGTTCAGGGTCGAAAATAACGTCGGATGTCTGAGTTCCAGAGTGGACATCATTGAAACAATCATCAGCAATATATTGAATAAAGTCAACCAAATTTCTGAAATCCAAACACATGAAGAATATGCAAAAAATGTTCGTCTTACGGAAGAGATCAAGACCGATATCGCAAAACTTGAAGAGTCGTTGAGACAAACAACAAAGAAAATTCCTGAGATCGATATGAAGAAATTTTCCGAGATCGACCAATGCAAGTCGGATATCGCAACTCTCAAACAAACAACGAAAAAGTTTTCCGAGATCGATCAATGCAAGTCGGATATCGCAAAACTTGAAGAGTCGTTGAGACAAACAACAAAGAAAATTCCTGAGATCGATATGAAGAAATTTTCCGAGATCGACCAATGCAAGTCGGATATCGCAAAACTTGAAGAGTCGTTGAGACAAACAACAAAGAAAATTCCTGAGATCGATATGAAGAAATTTTCCGAGATCGACCAATGCAAGTCGGATATCGCAA